AATTGCGGCAGATAAAATATTGGCGTGAGCCATAATTGGCATAACTGCCGTTAAAATTCCCGCGCCGTTAAGAACGAATGGCGTATCTTTAACTAACACATGAGCGCTCGCTGTTAAGTGATACGGGTCACGTTGGGAGAAATCTGCCTCTGCACACACCGAATCAAATAACGTTACTGTTTTCTTGATCATTTTTTTTCCTTTGAAAAGCCCCGCCGAAGCGGGGCTAATGTTTATACTCCAGGTGAACCGAAGATACAACGCCAATCAACCCAACCCATACCATAACGCTCATTCACTTTTACGCGAAGAGAGTTCGTGTTGAAGTCGGATTCTTTTGCACGTTTAACTTTGTCACGCCAGTACATTGTTAACCCGCCACCCTGAGCTCCCTCGGTTTGGATAAACCAAGCGTAGTCGGATGTTAGACGCGATAACACATGGATACCCAAAGTACCTTCAATCGGATTGATGGCATTCGTGGCAGTATCACTACGTAAAATGGATTTCATAATAACTTGAGCATTGTACATTTGCGCCGGAGCAACAATTAAGTTCTTTGGCTTCAAGTTGATATATTTACCACGAGGATCTCGTCCACGACGGATCTGAATCAGTAACTGCTCAATGGAGCTTTGAGAAATGATAGATGACACATTTAACAAATTCGACTGTGTTCCGTCACTGATCGTTGGGTGATTAGCGGAGATTAACGGTTGACCATCGCCACCAGTTTGAGTGTACCCAGGATTGAATGCGTAGTTAAACATGTTAACGCCGTTCCATTCACGAGTTTCTGTCATTGCCTGACCTAAGTGGTCAGTAAACTGAGTTAACAAATTATAACCCTGTCCATCGTCAATCGCTTCTTCAGGGATAGCAAATGCCAATGAATAGATTTGGTAGTAGAAGTTAACCATGTATTCCAGCCCTGACTGATCGTAAGTGATGTTATCACCTGCGGCACGTCCGACTGCGTTACCCATCCCGTAGAGTTTACCTACCGTTTGGAATTGTTTCTTCTCACCTTGTTTTTCAGCGATCACTGATGAGTACTCGGTCCGTTGATTGTAAAGTCCGTTTTCCAACGTCATCAAAATCGGTGTAACCAGTGCATCCAGTTGTTGATAGCTAATACTTGCTGATGTAGACATATCTTATCCTTCTTACGCAACTGCAAGCGAAGCTTTAAGCTGCGCTTTATTAATTTTAACCCGAACCAACGGATACGCTGGGTCAGCCCATTGTCCCACTTCAATTGGGATTTCAACAACAATCAATTGCCCAGTGCTACCGGCTGCAACAGGAGCCGGATTAATTGCAGCGTAACTGTACCCACCATATGGGGCCGTGCCAGCTTGCATCAATGGCACTGTGTTACCCACGAATGGGAATACAGTGCCATCTGTTTGAGTCACGGTAGTAGCGGTGGTGAAGTTGAACTGTTGTCCAACAATCGCGCCGCCCGTAATTGGACCAGTGGCTTGCACTTCAAAGATTGAGTCCGATGCATCCATTACGAGTACACGGCACACAGTATTTGTAGCTGAGATTAAGTTACCAGAGAACTGAGTATTGGCAATATAGTACGGATGATTTTGTGGGCGCTGAGTTGCTAAATCAACATACTCAATACCCACAAATCGACCTAATACTACATCTCCCACAGCTGTCACTGGGGCAATAACGCCAGCTACCATTTTCACTGGTTGACCAGAGAATAAATTGTAGTTGACACCAGCCGCAGGGATAGCATTGTCAAACGAAGTTACCTTCGCGTTACCTGACTCATGTTTTCTAATTTGTAGCCCCATTGGAGCAAATTTAGCAGACATACTTTTTTCCTTAAAATTATAAATTAACCAGACCACGACTTAGGCGCAAAGAACGCCTTCGCAGTGGCAGTGGCACCTGCTGATTGACCAGCAGGGATTAATCCCGCAATACCTTTTTCACGATCATGAATAGGGTTGTTAACGCCTGCGTATTCAGTCTTCATGCCACTCTTTGAGTTTTCCAAAAATAACGATTCCTGCGCTTTGGCTGGTTCATTGTGGTGGAGCTCAGTCATGATGAAGTCATAAATATCACGAGGGGTTTTCATTAAGACCATTTCACGGCGGCGAATAACGTTTGTAAAGTCACCAGCCTCTTCCATTAGATGCGACACATTTTCCACTAAGTCCTCTGGGCGAACAGGGGTGTAACCACGCTCCACTAAGTCATGAATCGACACTGGTGCATCTGGAGCAGTAGATGCCCAGAGTAAATGCCATTCATCAGGGAGCCTCAATGTCAATGGAGGCAAAATGTCGGAGACTAAGCGACGTTTAATAGCGTCATAATTCCGTAACAATTCAGTAGGTGAGCTACGTTCCTCACCTGGGCGTTCCACTGAGCGGTCCGCTGTACGTTGTGATACGGCAAGCGCTTCTCGACTATCATTGTTGCGTGATGCGCCGCCGGTGTTAACTTTTGCGCGGATTGACTCCGTAGTTGTTGGTTGTGTAGAGATATCTGACTCGATGTCCCCTAATTTTTTTGATGCAATTGTGGTCATATGATTCTTTCTTAACTATTACGCTTAGCCGCAGCTATCAAGTTTTTACGGTATTCAATGAAGAACGCTTTCTCCGCAGCCTTATCAACAAATGGACGATCGCGCTTAACTTGCTGTAGCATGTCAAATGCTTGTTGATCAATATTCGTGATTTTAGGAGCTGAGGCTGGAGGGCGACCTGCGCTACCACCTGCCACGTTTGGCGAGTTCTTCTGTCCGTACCGTTTAACATATCGAGCTGGTAGAGTATCACGCAACTGGATGTCCACTGTGTCCCAGAATGACTTAGTTCTTACGTCACCACCAGCATTGGCCAATCGAGATATTAATGCTACGGTTCTTTGTGCGTCTTCAGTAAGTGGTTGACCTTGAGCATTAAACTCGGTCCCCATCCACTTGTGATCTTCTCTCGACACAAAATCATTAACCCGTGTTGTAAACAACTCTTGGTCAACATTGGTACGTTGTGGTTGAGTGGTTGAAGTTTGTTGTTGGTTCTTTAAGAACTCACGTTTAGTTTCAGCATCACGAAGAGAAAACTTCTCTTCAATAAAACGATTTTGTAACTCAACTTGTTTCGCTGAGTCATAGTTCATATTTGCTTGGACTAACTCTTCTTGAATCCGTAGGATATTCGCTTTGCGAACTTCAACTTCATTATCGAGTTGATAATTTTTTACACCTTGGAAATGTGACTGATGCTCTGCAACACGTTGTTCTATTTCAGAATCTTTCGCATTCTTACGTTGAATCTCAGCTTCTAAATGTTCAATACGAGCATTAAGGGCGGCTTCTTTCTCACGTCTTTTAGCATTACGTTCAGCAGATGTTAAACGACGTTTAGTTGGAGTGCTTGCATCATCAGTTGATAATGAGAAGTCATCCTGATTATTTGGGTCATCAACGTCACCGTCTTCATCTGGTTCGGTTATATCTGATGCCCCACCAGATAGCTCTTCTAACGTTAGCTCTTTGTCGTCATCGTTAGATGCGCCTTCTTGATTACTTGCCGAAGTATCAGGTTGACCTGAATTTAACAATTCTTCAATAGTTAATTCACCAGAATTAAGTCTATGAAGATTATCAGCAATTGCTTGGTTGTTTCTATTCATTTACTGGCTCCTAGTATTTCTTTTTCAAACAAGACAGAGCTAACTCTGGATTGTTTACTATTGCTTTTACGTGCACATCCGCTACTAATGAGAACAATACGCCATCAACCCAGAAGGTTGTAGCAATCGCCATCTCAGGTAACAAGATTACATCGCCAACCTTGACGTCGTAATTCGCCCATTGTTCACCAGTCGCCTTATCAGTATAAGCCGAAGCCCCAAGTTTTTTAATTAGCCCAACCCGGTTTGACACCTGTTCAGCTTTGACATAAGATTCATCATAAGTCATTAGGTGACTTACTTCAGTAAACGCCACTTGAATCAGAACTTGATTGTCTAATGGGGTAACCCATGATACGTCGCGCTCTGGAAAGTAATTATGATCCATTGATTTGCTCCAAAAGTTAAAATAATTTATAAGAATAACACAGCCGACTAGTGATCTTTGTTTTCCATCGTTTGGCTAAATAGTTTACCCATTTTGCATATTTAGATGGAGATTCAAAGGATACATATCTGCAACCAAGTTTGTTTTCTACTTGTCTCAAGCATGTCGCCAAATCAGCTCTCACCGATTCTCCTGATACAAATAAAATTACAAATTCTTTCCGAAGGATGTTCTTTGCTATTTTGGCCACAATCCAAGTTGTCCCGATTTTCAGAACCGTCCATTGGTTGTTATAAACCATTTGCTTAAGATCATTCACTTCAACGCCAGTCGCAGAGGTGTAATCGCCTATTCGAGTTTGCTGGGTGAAATCCTCCCACCAGCATTCGATATTATATGTCTGTAGGTATTCTACATGATTTTTAGGGTTAATGTCAATTAGATAATTAGATTTATATAAATCAATTACTTCATGATTGGTTTTGACCGCGCCACTATGAAGATGAGGATATCGCGCTCGATAGAGCCGAGCTTTTGTATAACTAATCAATCCCACCATGTTTTTACACATCAACTTCTGGGAAATATAATCCATGAATAATGGTAACTCATTGATATAGTTATCTCCGGTTTCAAAAACCACCCAGAATGACCGCTCTCCTTTGTACAAGAGTGGATAACCAACAAATACACAATGACCTGTTGTTATGCACATCCATTCGTCAATTAGGAACTTGGCTTTAAACATGTCAACCGGCAAGTCACCATATTGGACGGCCCTAGACAATAAAGGTTTAACTTCGTCAAACCAATAATCGACTAAGTCATTGCGTTTAACCTCAACCCCCGCCGGCATAGTTAATTCCTCCCATATTTTGTAATTGGTAGTTAGGCATTACTGCGTGACCAGGTTGAGGAGCTTGCTGCTGAGGTTGGATCGCGTTGCCTAATGAGTTAGCCGCCATAAGGTTCCCACCTGCTGCCTTGGCCATACCCATCGCGCTCGGATTAACCCCGATGGCCATGTTCGGCATCATAGACGATGCGGCGGCAGGAGACACTGCGTTGGAAACTGCTGTACCGAACCCGCTGCCTGCGCCAGACGCGAATGGATTTAATGCGTTCATCCCAGCCGACTCTAGTCCAGTAGTTGAACCTAGTCCTTGGCCCATAGCTGCGCCATTGAATAGGTTTCCACCCGCGGTGGTCTCAAGTGCGCTAGGTACCGCTGCTTCAGCGCCGCTAGCGAATAACCCATCTAGTCCACCGGATAACCCACCTGTGACACCGCCGAGTGCGCCACCAATAGCAGCATTGCGTAGACTATCCTCTAAGTTCCCACCCATCGCAGCCGTGCCAACCCCGCCAACTAAAGCGGGGACAGCAGCCATTAACGCGAGCTCTGCCATTATTTATCTCCAGAGGTTTTTGAACACCCTTTCAGGTTTTTGGCTTGAGTTTTAGCACCGCGAGCCAATTGATAACGTTGTCGAGTTGGTCCATTTTTCACAGCTTTAGACTCGGTTGTTGATTTAGTTTTTTCCATGATGTCCTCCTGACACGGGTTTGGATTTTGCTGCATCCACTTGCTGCTGAGCAATGTGGTGAGCTCGGTGATTTCTAGCTTCTTCAGAACGAAGTTTCGTCTTAGCAATATCTAAGTTACTAGTCATCTGCGCTGCCGCTAAAACAGTTTTAACACCTTCTGTTTTAGCTTTAGATGCTTCTGACGATGCCTTCAACCTTAACTCCGCTTGCTTCATTTGCGCCTTAAGCTTTTCAATCTCTAGTATTGTATCATCATACTGCTTGTCTTCGGCAATTTTTAATTTCTCAATCTCATTGTCCATTTGGTCTTTGGCAGCCTTACGTTTGGTTTCCTCTTGTTCAGCCTGAATTTTAAGAATCGCAGGGTCTTGTTGGGGAGGTGGTAAGTTCTTCTGAATAGTCTGAATCGCTTGCTGTAATGGTTGTTGGAACGGAGTAAGGAGTTCAGTAACGCTTGCCAACACTGCGCCATTCATTTCTGATAATTCCTTATCTATTTGAGGAACGCCTTCTTCGCCAGCAATGTCAACATCCTGCCCATTTTTTAATTGAGCTTCTTTGAACGCCTGAGCATACAGATATGAAATGTGTTGTTGAATATGCGGCTGCATAGCCTGCATCTGTTGAGCAAACATTGGGTTAGATCCCAACATTGGGTTAGACAAAAATTCAATGTGAGCCTTGATATGCGCCATGTGATTCTGGTCAGAGAATGCCATGATCGCGACACTGTTCATTAAGTTAATGTTTTCAGCAATTGGGTTTAGTTTACCCATGTCCTGCGGAGCGTTTAACAACCGATCAGGTTCTGCAATATGAATTAAATCCAAGGCTCTACGATGAACCTCCGGCAAATTATAGAGCTGTGGGTTTGTTCCAGCCATCTGCATAACCATCTGAAGCTGAGCGAAACGCTGGTATTCACTAAACACATTTGGATCAGATACAGGGATAATGTCAAAATTTCGATCAAAGTCTGCACGATAAATAATCTCCTCTCCGAGTTCCTCAACGACCATAGACTCATCTAAATTGTCTTTAAGGATGTCAGATAATATTTTTAGGAACTTGTGGTTTGAATCATGAAGTCGACCCATGATCGCCGCTTGTTTTTTGCTACCTTCTTCAACCATTGCAAGCGTCATCGTCGCTGACACATCATCACCAGCATTCTTTAGCATATCCTGAACCGTCGTACTCATATTGGTCATCTGACCATCTAAGTATTGCATAAGGTTCATTAAGACCGGTTGAGGGGTCGCCATCGCTAACGGCATAATCATTTTACGTAAATCACTATCTGGCATGTTACCAGTTTCAACTTCGGTTAACTGACCAGGAGATGGTGTATTAGTTTGACCAGCCATCCCCGAACCCTTAGATTTTAATATCGTAGGAAAGTTAGCCAACAATGATGCATCCATCAATGCGCGCAATGCGCCTGTCTGAGCCGCCGATGCTCCATCGAATAACTCCGCATAACCAATCCCGTACGCGCCACGCCACGGCAGAAATTTATACTCAACAAAGTTATGTTTACGTCGACGCAGTTCATCGTCGGGGTTCCAATTCCTTTGAATGGATAATATTGATTCATATTTTAAATCAATCGTTATAATGTATGGTGCTACTTCACCCCCAGTTAACTTATCATCTGGGATTTCATAATCGCAGTGAATTTCAAATACTTGGCGTTGGTTTTCTTGGGCCGTTGCGTTACCAGAATTGGTATTAGTGTTCAACCCGTCAATGCGTTCTGCGACAGACTGCGCCATTGATACCATGGACTCTAAGTCATCTCCAGCGTACCGCTCTGATTTCCCGTAGTACCCCAAGGTCTTATTATCTGCATTACCTTCGCCATCTTCACTATTCATTAATTTGGAATGGGTATAATGGTGTTTACTATAAAGACCGTCACGAAGATTCTTCTGGAACTGAAATACATTCATTTCAATGCGCTGTGTGATGCGATTGGCTGTGTAGAAGTCATCGCAATAAGCAGGGATATAAAGGAAGTCAATCGGGATGAAAGCTATCTTCGCTTCATTGTAATCATTGTCCCACCACACTTTCATGAACTGCGACCCTGCCAACGGTAACTGAGATAACATCGCCTCCATTTGAGTGCGGTACGGTAATTTTTCCGTAAGTAAGAAGTTTAAGAAGTTACGCTTGCGTTCAGCAATATCAATCTTCTCCTGTGTGGCTTCGCCCACTATTTTAGACTTTACACACCCATTGGCGGTAATCAACTCTTTGGACGCTCGTGACGAGAATTCGATGCACGCCACAGCTAATCCATTATGTACAACTTCACTGGCTCCGTCAAACTCAGCACCGCCGATAATGTCTTGGCTACTGAACCCTAGACGTTTTAATGCCTGAGCGTAGCGTTCATCTTTAGCCTGTCTACTATGTCTATCATCGTTAACTTGGTCCATGATGTCTCTGGACATAATGTCTAATTCTTCAATATCAATATCAGTGACAATGTTATCAAAAAATCCTGAGAGATCCATGTCTGCATCGTCTTCTGGATGTTCAAAATTATGTGAGTTATCAACAATAAAATTCTCGCGATTTTCCAGTTGCGGACTAATCATGTCTTCGTATGATGCCATTGACGCCATTAAATATTTCCTTTTAATCGTTTACCAACTTGGTACTCTTCATCATTAATTACATTGGCTGTTGACGGCTCAATCTCCATTAGAGACCGTGCGAAATCCCTTGCTTGAGCTTGGGACATTGGACCGAGTACTCCGGTCGGTGAACTCTTGGATAAATTAGAATAATTAGCTGGGTTTTTAGTCATGTTGCCAGCATCATATTGAGCTGGGGAACTAGTGACCCCATCACCTAATATCTGAGCTACGTACCGCTGAGTTTCGGGTGCTGCCTGATTGGGGTTGCCAGATTCGTAAGCCTTACGCCCGCGCTGACCTCCATTATAATAGGCTAACGCTGCAGCATAGTTGCCACCGGTCGCTTTTAAATTATCTTCCATTATTTTAGCAGATAAAGACAAGTTTTCGTATGGATCGTTTTTGATCTGGGATAGGTCGGCGCCATAACGCTGTGCCGTTGACGGCATAATCTGGCCAACACCCAGCGCCCCAACTGGAGATACGGCGGCTTGGTTAAACCTGGACTCCGCGTGGATTTGGTTCATATATAATTTAGGGTCCAAATTTGGATGCTCCTGCAGCACCCGTATCGCTGCGTCTTTAACTGCAGGGT